CTGTAACTCCTGATAGGCAATCAATTAAAATTATAACTGAGCATATGTATGTCTCTATTATTAATTGGCCAAGTGATTTTATTGAAACACCACGAAAATTAACACTAGAAGAAGCTGTTAACGGTTGTTTTAATTTAAATAAATTAGATTTGACTACTAGTCCCGGTTTTCCTTACCAGTTATTTAATAAAAGCGGTGGAAAAAGGGATTGGTTTACTATTGACTCAAGCGGTAAAATGATACCTAATGCGGAGCTAATGCAAGACTTACAATACAGAGTTGAATTAGCTGAGCAAGGAATAATAGCACCAACTTTCTTTGTAGATACGCTTAAGGATGAAACTAGACCTATAGAGAAAGTTAAGTTGGGCAAAACCCGAATTTTTCAAGTGGGTCCAATGTCACTTTCTATTTTAATGCGACAGTACTTTGGTTGGTTTATAATGCACTGTCAAAGTACTTTTGTAGATGGGGAAATGGCTATAGGAATTAATCCTAATAGTATTGATTGGTCGCGGTTGCTTAAACGTATGTTAAAAGTGAGTGATAAATTTTTGAATGGCGATTTTGCGGAGTTTGACGCTTCAGTTAGTCTACCAATTATGATGTATATTGTTGAAGTCATCAATGGTTTCTATGGTTTACCCTATGAACATGTAGACAATGTAGTGCGTCGTGTACTTTTTGCTACCTTTTTAAATAGTCTGCATATCGTAGAAGATTTAGTATTAATACGATTACAAGGTAACATGTCGGGTATCGCTTTAACTACGGTTGTTAATTGTTTATTTAATATGTTTTTGATTCGTTATGCATATTATGTATTGGTATCAAGTGATTTGTCAGATTATAATAAAATGATTTCTTCAACGTTTTTTGGAGATGATAATTTAGTAGCCATAAGTGATGCAATATTAGATAAATTAAATATGTACACTTTTCATAATGTGATGGATTCTATGGGTTTAACTTTTACTACCGCAGATAAAACAGAAATGGGAGTTCCATATTATACTGTAGATAACATATCTTATCTAAAAAGAAAATTCTTTAAAAAAGACGACATATATTATGCTCAGTTAGACCAAGAAACTATTTTGGAAATACCGCGATGGAGTGAATCAGATCCCACTAATATGTTAGATCAAATTAATCGTTTTAATTGTGTGTTGTAT